CAAAAAGCGTTCCTAGAAAACCTTGGGAAACTTTTAAGCGATTCAGGGGGTGTGAAAAGTTCTATGGGTGTGTGGACAAAGCTGGCTTTTGGTTTGATTCTTCCGCAGATTTTGCAACCGCAACCCACTGGGTCGCTATGTATTACGGGCATCATGAATTAACCAAAAAAGAAGAAAGTGAATTCATGAAAGAATCTCAATGTTCTATTATCCATTCCGACACGCTACAGAGAATGTATGAAGCTGGACTGATCAAGTGACAGAAAGAGCCAAGCTAGAAATCGCAGTTTTTTGTCTGGCAGTCACCGTGCTTGTAAGCATAGGCACCCTTGCCACGGAAGACGAGGTCAAAATCGCAGAATCCCACTGTATCGATGGCATCGTCGTAATCGCAGACGGAAACGTAATAGGGTGTGTCAACGGAACGCAGCTAGCAGGAAACACGTGGATTCCCCGCTAGAAATCGTTGTGAAAACGGTTTGTTGTATAGCCGTCGCTGTGCTTGTGAGTATAGGCATAGTTACCCTCGTGGGCATCTGGTCCTACTTTATGCGAGGAATAATGTGAGTTACCTATTGTAACGCGGGACGCTCCCGCATGGAGAAGTGAAAATGAAAGTAGAACAACAAAACCGAAGTGAAACAGAAGTAGAGCGGCAAAATCGAGTAGAAGCGCTCGCTAATGCCGTGCGGCATCGGCTGCGTGAAGAAGACGCGGACGATGTCGTAGTGTCTGCCCAGAAATATTTTGAGTTTCTACAGGGAGACATTTAAGTGACGAGGAACCCGTTTAGGAGGACAGCATGAGCAAGAAACGAACTAAAGCGGAATGGAGGGCTATCGCAAATCATTGCGTCGAGGCTTATCTGATTGCTCCGAAGTATTCCCCCATGCGGTTGTTCTTTTCGTGGGGTGAGAAGTACGCAAGAAAGCAAGCCGCACAATCCCCCGAGTAATCAACCTAACCGCCGGACCTTAACCGTACGAGGGTCTTGTGGTCACTTGTTATATCGTACGAGCATTAGGAGAACGACATGATTACCAAGAAGAAACAATCCCCCAAGAAACAACCCCGCAAGGCCGATAAGGTACGGGCGTATCTAGTTAATAACAAAGCAGCTACTCCTGCACAGGTCGCAAAGGCTACGGGCGTATCGTATGGGTATACTTACAAGTTAATGCGGAAGATCGTACCGCCGACAGCAGTGTTTGTCGCAGAGGAGGAAGCGAAAAGCACTAGAAAAAAGCCGCAAGCCGCCAACCAAAGACAGGTTGGTGGACAACATTACGTGGCTTTATCCGTCGAGCCTTGGGCGGCAATAGAAGCGTGGATGACTAATGAAGAGTTCGTTGGGTTCTTGAAGGGCAACATCATTAAGTATCTTGCCAGAGAAAAGAACACCAATGACTTGGACAAAGCAGGTCATTACATGCAGAAGTTGTTGGAGGTGAGGTGATGGACTTAATCACGATAGATTTTGAAACCTACTACGACAAGGATTTTTCCCTATCTAAGTTAACAACTGAGGAGTACGTACGCGATCACCAATTTGAGGTGATCGGCGTAGGTATAAAGGTGAACAATGAAGGAACTGAATGGGCAAGTGGAACACGTGAACAACTTAAACAGTACTTACACACCTTCAACTGGGCAGAAAGCATGGTTCTTGCTCACAACACTTTGTTTGATGGTGCCATTCTCTCTTGGGTGTTTGATATTCATCCTCGCGTGTATACCGATACTCTGTGTATCGCCCGTGCTTTACACGGGGTGGAAGTTGGCGGCAGTCTCAGGGCGTTATCTGAACGATACCAGATTGGGACTAAGGGGACCGAAGTCTTAAATGCGATAGGCAAACGTCGAGCCGATTTCTCCGAAGAAGACTTGGCGCTGTACGGGGACTACTGTATCAATGATGTCGAGTTAACATACAAACTCTTCAACATCTTTCTAAAGAAAGGCTTTCCTAAACAAGAACTTATGATAATAGACATGACGCTACGTATGTTTATTGAACCGTTCTTGGAGTTGGATATTGGGTTGCTTGAACAGCACCTTGAGGATACGCGAGAACGTAAAGACCAACTACTTGAGGATGCAGGTGTATCTAAGGAAGACCTTATGTCTAATCCTAAGTTTGCCACAGTGCTTGAGGGTCTAGGTGTAAAGCCGCCTATGAAAATAAGTTTACGTACAGGCAAAGAAACATTCGCGTTCGCCAAGACCGACGAAGGGTTTAAGGCTCTAGCTGCCCATGAGGATGACAGGGTGCAAGCGGCAGTAGCCGCACGTCTAGGCACGAAAAGTACCCTTGAGGAAACACGTACTCAGAGATTTATAGGTATAGGTAAACGTGGAACTTTGCCGGTTCCAGTAAGATACTACGCCGCACATACTGGGCGATGGGGCGGTGATGATAAGATCAACATGCAGAACCTACCCAGCCGTGGCCTAAATGGTAAGAAGTTAAAGCGTAGCATCCTAGCACCAGAAGGCCACACATTGATTGACTGTGACAGTTCGCAGATCGAAGCACGTGTACTTGCATGGTTAGCAGGTCAGGATGATATTACTCGATCATTCGCTAACAACGAAGATGTGTATAAGGTTATGGCTTCTCGCATCTATGGTGTTCCCGAGGATAAAATAACTAAAGAGCAACGGTTTGTGGGTAAGACTACCATCCTTGGCGCAGGTTACGGGATGGGTGCAGTTAGGTTTCAAGAACAGTTAGAAGGCTTTGGGTTTGAGATGGGACTGGATGAAGCGCGTCGAGTTATCAATATCTATCGGGAAGCTAATTGGAAAATCAATCAGTTATGGCGCGATTGTCAAAACATGATTAAGTACATGGTGAACGGCGATACCATACAGGTAGGTAGGGAAGGTGTGTTAAAAGTATTAGGATCAGAACGTGGGATTCTTCTCCCTTCTGGTTTGATGTTACGTTATGACGACTTATTAGGTGAACAAGGTGAGCGTGGCGTTGAGTACAGTTACAAGACACGGCGTGGTCGCACCCGAATTTATGGTGGGAAGGTAACAGAGAATGTATGTCAGGCGGTAGCGCGTTGCATTATTGGGGAGCAAATGTTACAAATCAGCAAGAGATGTCGCATTGTGTTAATGGTGCATGACTCCATCGTCGTATGTGTAAAAGACGAGGACGTGATCGAATCGAGAGCGTTTGTTGAGGAGCGTATGCGTTGGACACCCGACTGGGCGACAGGTCTACCTATCAATTGTGAAAGTGGACTAGGAAAATCTTACGGAGATTGTGAATGAGTGTAGCCCCGTGGTCGTTCAGTAAGATTAAGGCATTTGAACAATGCCCTAAACAGTTTTACCACGAGAAAATACTTAAAGAGTATCCTTTCGTCCAAACCAATGCGATTTTATACGGTAACGAGTTTCACAAAGCCGCTGAAAATTACATTGGACTGGGTACTCCGCTACCTAAGAGGTTTGACTACGCGCAAGCAATGCTTGATTCACTCAACGACAAGCGTGGTGTGAAGTTATGCGAACAAAAGGTAGGCGTAACCGAGAACCTAACCGCATGTGGATTCTACGATAAAGATGTTTGGTTCCGTGGGATCATTGACTTGCTAATTGTTGACACGTTGGGGGAAACCGCATGGGTCATCGACTACAAGACGGGTAAAAATGCACGATACGCAGACAAGGGGCAGTTAGAACTAATGGCCCTAGCTGTGTTTATACACTACTCCGAAGTAAAGAAAATTAAAGCAGGGCTAGTGTTTGTTGTTAGTAATGATCTTATCAAAGCGAAGTACCATGAGTACGATGTTAGCTCCTTATGGGATAAATGGCTAGGCAAGTATGAGGCCATGAAGACCGCCGCTGATAAAAACATCTGGAATCCGCGACCGAATGGGCTGTGCAAAAGGCACTGCCCTGTCACCGTGTGCGCTCACAATGGGAGTAACTAATGCCGTACAAAAATAAAGCAGATCGTAAGAAACAAAAGAACAAACCTGTCAATAGTAAAGAGTTTAAGGCACGTATGGAAAGACAGCGTGCCAGAAGAAAGATGGATAAGACAGGTAAAGACGCTAACAAGAACGGCAAAGCCGACAAGAGAGAAGGCAAGGACGTAGCGCACAAGAAACCGTTGTCACGTGGGGGGTCTAACAGAAACGGTGTGACAGTACAAAGCCGAAAGCGTAACCGTACGGCAGGTGGAACCTTGAGCAAAGGCCGAAAAAAATAAGTTAGTGCCACACTAACATCGCGCCGAAAGGCGTTGCGATGGAGAATGAAGTGCAGATATTAGATAACAAGGCGCTATTACTGCGCCTAAAAAACCCCAACAAAGTTACTAAAGTTGTCGAGAAGAGTCGAGAGCTACCAAACAATCAAGTAGTAGTCAACTGGGGTGTAGACGAAGCGCATACCCTCAAGAAGTTAAACATAAACGTACCCTCACCTATTGAAGGTCAATATCAATGGTCTGGTCAGTACGTACCGTACGAACATCAGAAGACCACAGCCGCATTCCTTACGATGAACCGTCGAGCATTTTGCTTTAACGAGCAAGGCACAGGCAAGACTGCCTCTGCGATATGGGCATCCGATTTCCTAATGACCCAAGGTAAGATAAACCGTGTGTTAGTTATCTGCCCGCTTTCGATCATGGATAGCGCGTGGCGCAATGACTTGTTTAGTTTTGCCATGCACCGCACGGTCGATGTGGCCTACGGTGCTAAAGAAAAGCGTAGGAAAATCATCAACCAAGGCTCCGATTACGTCATCATTAACTATGATGGGGTAGAGATTGTAGCTGATGACATAGCCAAGGGTGGGTTCGACTGCATCATTGTGGATGAGGCTACCCATTATAAGAACGCACATACCAAACGATGGAAGACACTGAATAAACTGTTATCCGCTCAGACTTGGCTATGGATGATGACAGGTACCCCTGCGGCTCAATCACCCCTCGACGCTTACGGCATTGCTAAGCTAGTCAACCCCACTGCCGTGCCGAGGTTCTTTGGTTCGTTTCGCGATATGGTGATGTATAAAGTCACCAACTTCAAATGGAAGCCGAAAGAAACTGCTTCGGATACAGTCTATAACGCACTGCAACCTGCTATCAGGTTCACAAAAGACGAGTGTCTGGACTTACCCCCTATGGTATATGTCAAGCGAGAGGTAGAACTCACGCGCCAGCAGGCCAAATACTATAAGGAACTAAAGAATAAGATGGTGTTACAGGCCGCAGGTGAGGAGATCACAGCGGCTAACGCCGCCATTATCATGAGCAAACTCCTACAAATATCTTCTGGTGCGGTATACACCGATAACGGAGAGGCGTTAGAGTTTGACATCAAGAACCGATACAAAGTTTTACGTGAGGTAATCGACGAGAGTAGTAAGAAGGTTCTGGTGTTCGTGTCGTTCAAGCACACGATAGACATCCTTACAAACAAACTACTCGACGATGGGATAACTACTGAGATTATTCGCGGTGATGTATCCGCACCCAAACGCACAGATATATTTCACCGTTTCCAAACGACCGATAACCCACGTGTATTGGTAATCCAACCACGAGCCGCCGCTCACGGTGTCACGTTAACAGCCGCTAACACAGTTGTATGGTGGGGGCCTACCAGTTCGCTAGAGACTTACGCCCAAGCTAATGCGCGTGTTCACAGGTCAGGACAAGACCATAAGTGTACTATCGTCCAGCTCCAAGGTTCCGCCGTAGAGAAACGTGTTTACACACTGTTAGATAACAGAATCGACGTACACACAAAAATGATTGATCTTTACAAAGAATTGCTTGACTAAGGCATTATACGTTAGTAGAGTGAATCTCCCGACATAATTTGTCGTGCGATTAGGAGAACTAGAAATGAGTGAGGATAGGACGTTAGCTGAGAAGCTGACACGTGTTTATTTAAAAATCCGAACTAAGAAAGCCCAGCTTTCGTCGGACTATAAGAAAGAAGAAGCCGATCTTAACCAGAAACTGGATAAGGTCAAAGCCGCGCTACTCGACTACTGCAAAGAGCAGGGGCTTGAGAGCGTAAAGACTTCAGAGGGACTTTTCTACCGTTCGGTGAAGACTCGCTATTGGACCAGTGATTGGGAAGCCATGCACAAATTTGTTATGGAGCATGAAGTACCTGAGTTTCTGGAAAAGCGGTTGAACCAAACTAATGTAAAAACTTTCCTTGAAGAAAACCCTGAGACTGTCCCTATGGGACTTAACGTAGACTCTGAATATATAATTTCTGTGAGGAAAAAATGATGAATGGCCCTTTTGTACCAATCGAAGCGTTGGCTAAGCACTTTTCCGTATCGGTTTCGACCATACGAGCATGGGTGCGCCAAGTACACATACCAAAAGATACATACATAAAAGTAGGTAACACATACCGTTTCTCTATCGATGATGTGTCTGTTGCCCTAACCAAAAAAGATACCCCCAAACCTACTAGCAGTACCTCTACATTAGGCAGCAAGGCAGACATAGCGGCTGCTGGATTAGCAGCAGTAGCTACCACGGCAGTAACCGACACCAAGTTAGAACAAGGTTATACCGACGAGGATTTGTGAGGAGAAGCAGATGCAGAACGTAGGTGAACGCCGCCGTATCAGTATCAACGGAAGTAAGTTTCGTGAGTACATTAACGGTCAACAAGACACGGTGCATGAAGGTGCATTGAACGTGATAATTGTGAACGCCGCTAAAATTTCTCGCTCTTATTATGCAGGGGAGTATGATGCTAGTAGTCCGACACGTCCTACGTGTTGGTCAGCAGACACTAGTGCTCCTGCGCCAGAGGTGAAGGAGGAAGACCGCCAAGCCCACCGTTGTATGGACTGCCCTCAGAATATTAAGGGGTCAGGATCAGGTATGTCACGTGCGTGTCGTTTTGCACAACGGTTAGCCGTGGTACTAGAGAACGACTTTACCAAGGTGTACCAACTGCAATTACCTGCAACATCGTTGTTTGGTAAAGCGAAGGAAGGCAAGATGCCTATGCAAGCCTACGCGCAGTACCTAAATTCTCATAACACCCCTGCTCTATCCGTGATTACCGAATGCGCGTTTGATCAGGGGAGTGCGGTACCCAAGTTGTTCTTCAAGGCACTACGTCCCCTTGGGGAAGAAGAAGTGAGTCTTGCGGCTTCAATGGCTGATAGCCAAGAAGCTAAAGAGGCTATATCAATGTCAATGCCCTCAAGGGGGTCAATCTTTGCGGAAGTAGACGGATTTGTCTATGACGCAAATGCAAATTAAGGAGACTTTTATGTCTGAGCAATATGTAGTTAGAAAAATAACCGCCATGTACCCCAAGCTGGATAAGACATACAGATACGATAGCACGGAACAACGCTCCGTACCGTGTGGGCCAACGGATGATGGTGCTGAGTACTCGGTAAACTTTATCATGGACGATGTAACAGCCAAGGCGTTGTGGTCATACATGAAAACAACTTATGCCGAGGAAAAGAAAAGGAAAAAGAAAAAGAATTGGCCTGAGATTAAAAACCCATTCAAGAAAACAGATGATGGGATGTGGTCCCACAAGGCTAATTTGAAGGGCGCATACAACGGCGATAAGACTAGGAAGCCCTCGCAGTTTGATGCAAAGAATAATGCACTGCCTGATGATTTCCAATTGACTAGCGGTAGTATAGTAAACATCGCAATCAAGGGTATTCCTTACAGCGGTTCGATGGGCGCAGGTTGTTCCCTAAGATTGCAAGCAGTGCAGGTTCTTAAACTTGCAGAGCGTAAGCAATTGAACCCCTTTGCTGCCGAAGACGGATACAATTCTAAGGAGGATAACCCGTTTACAGTAGTGGTTGAAGAGCCTGTTGAGAAACCTATTAAGGAACCTACAAAGGTTGTTAAGAAGACTACATCTGCACCGCCAACGGATGACAGTGATTTGAGTTCGATTATTGATGACTGGGATGACGAAGACTAAGGACATCGTCAAAGTAATCGAACTACATCACGGTGAGGGCATATTTCCTCACCGTGATGGTTTAGGCAGTGGGTGGACCAATGGAAACAAAAACATTTTTATCGAAGGCATTAAGTAGTGGTGGCTACTACTGTGTATTTTCGGCACGATCAAGTGACGAACGCAAAGCGCAGAAGTTCTATGACTCAATAGATGCCGTTGTAGATGCCGCCCACAATTATGATAAAGAAGGATACGATGTTTATTATGGACTAGCCACGTTTGATAAGGCAGGTTCACGTAAAGTCGATAACGTAAAGAGATTAAACTCTTTCTTCCTCGATCTGGATTGTGGTCCGAGCAAAGAATTTTTAAATCAAGAACAGGCTATACAGGCACTGCGGCGTTTCTGTAACCGCAACAAACTACCGAAACCGACGATGGTCAATTCGGGGAGAGGCATACACGTGTACTGGTTCTTAGAAGAATCGGTGTGTTTGGATGATTGGTTGCCTGTAGCGGAGCGGCTTAAAAGGTTATGCGCACAGCAAGATTTTTACGCTGATCCCGCAGTAACCTCAGATGCGGCACGTGTGTTGAGAGTTCCTCACACACATAACTACAAGACCAACCCCCCGTCAGACGTAGGATTCTTTGGCTTGACCGCTAAGTTTGAGACCGTTGATTTTGATACATTCTCAGGCTTACTTGGTTCCGAGCCGATACCAGTTCCTACAAAAAACATACCTAGGGAATTCAGCGCAACCATGCAGAACCTCATGGGTAATCAGGAAAACATGTTTAAGGACATACTGATTAAGACCCAACGAGGCGAAGGGTGTGAACAGCTTAAATACATAGTCCGAAACCGAAAAACTATGAGCGAACCATTGTGGAGAGCAGGGCTATCTATTGCTAAGTTCTGTACTGATGGAGATAAAGCTATTCACCTGATGTCCAAAGGACATCCAGAGTACACGCCAGAAGCCACGCAACGTAAGATGGAGCAAATAAAAGGGCCTTATACATGTGCACGTTTTGACGAGTACAACCCTGACATCTGTAGAGATTGTCCTCAATGGGGCGCTATCAAATCTCCTATCGTGCTAGGTAAGAAGTTACGTGAGGCTGAAACTGACGATGAAGGCAATTATGTAGCGGAAAGCATCGAAGAAGATGAGCCGACCTACGTTATACCTAAGTACCCACCGCCCTATGTGCGTGGGTCAAACGGTGGTGTGTATGTACGTACCACCAATGAAGACGGTGATGTAGACGAGAAGAGAATATACCATAATGACTTATACGTTATTAAACGAGTTAAAGACCCCGAGCTGGGCGAATCATTGGTTATGCGTCTGCACCTGCCCCGAGACGGGGTGCAAGAGTTTACACTGCCGATGAGTTCAGTCACGTCAAGCGAGGAGTTCCGAAAAAAACTTTCGTCTCAAGGCGTTGCAATTAAAAAGATGGATGAACTGATGTCATACACACTAAGTTGGGTGGATGAATTACAAGCCACCAGTACAGCAGACGAAGCCCACGTACAGTTTGGTTGGGTCAACGATAAGCTAGATACGTTTATTCTAGGCAATCAAAAAGTAAAAAAGGATTGTATAGAATTTAATCCACCTGCTAATCAGACGGTAGGGTTTTTTCCACACTTTGAGGCCAAGGGTACATACGAAGCATGGCGTGAAAACTTGGAACTATGGAACGACGATAGGTTTTTGTTACAACAATTTGCCCTTGGTATGGGCTTTGGTAGTCCTCTGATGGAATTTTTGAATGAGAACTGTGGGGCAGTAGCGTTCATAAACAATGAGTCTGGTACAGGTAAAACCATGATGATGTACGTTACAGCAGGTATTTGGGGCAACCCAAAGAAACTTGTTTTGGATAAAGCCGATACTGTGTTGTTTAAGATGAACCGTGCCGAGGTTATGCACAGTCTCCCAACGGGTATTGACGAAATCACCAATTTAACACCACGCCAAATGTCTGACCTTATATATCAAGGTACGTCTGGTAGACAGCGAGGACGTATGACTGCTAGTGCGAACGTAGAGCGGTACCAAGGTAGAGAGTGGGGTTTGTTGATGCAGTACACAGCGAACGCTTCTGTTATTGAGACAGTCAGTCGTGGCAAAGCCATGCCGAAAGCAGAAGCCCAGCGTATTCTTGAGTGTCGGGTGGATCGTATATTTGACAAGGTAAAGGACAAAGAACTGCAAGACACGTTTAAAGCCAATGTCTTTGAGAACTACGGACACGCAGGTATACCTTTTATACAGTGGGTAATGAGAAATTTAGATGAGGCGAGAGCGATAGTAAAGAAGGTACAAAAACGGGTGGACGAAAAGGCACAGCTAACATCTGAAAACCGTTACTGGTCTGATACAATGACTGCCACAATATCAGGACTACTGATTGCCAAGAAGATTGGGCTTCATGATTTTAATGTCCAGAAAGTTTTTAAATGGGCAACTACTGACCTTGTTTCACAAAACAAACGAGGACTAAACGAGATGACTGGTTCAGTAACTGACATCATGGGCGACTTCTTTGCCGAAAACATAAGCTACATTATCCAGATAAAAAGCACGGTAGATAACCGTGGGGTGCAGGGTAACGGTCTTGACGAGCACGTAGTGCCAGAACAAATCGCACGAGGCAGATTGGTTGCACGGTACGAGACTGACACGAAACTCTTTTTCGTTAAACCAAAACCTCTTAAAGAATGGTGTGGTGAGTTACAGGTTAACTACGCACACTTGGTTAGCGAGATCATGAAGAAGTGTGGAGGCAAACGTAAGAAGATACGGCTAACAAAGGGTACGAACTTACAGCTACCCGCTGCCGATACAATAGTTATGAAATTTGATGCAGACCCTGACAATGAAGGTATTGAGAACGTATGATCTATCGCCAGATGGCGTGATGATAGAAGTTAGGTGGGAGAACATGGCTATCGGTTCTTCCATCTTTGTACCCTGCATAAATACCGGCGAGGCAATAAAGCAGGTAAACAAGATATTCTGTGATAGCCACTGGGAACTAGAGCAAAGACTACGGATCGAAGGTGGAAATTTGGGGGTACGCTTCTGGCGCACAGTGTGATAAAGTTTGATAGACAGCATTGGTCCCCCCTCCTGATGTTATGTTTGCATGCCGCTGACTTAACGATTGAGGGTACAAAAATCTGTCGTTCTCCGTGACCCCCTTTTCGGAGGGGGTTATTTTTTGTTATCCCGTTTAGTTATCCCGTTTAGGTGGCGTGTATCCGTTGTCCGCAATGCTGTCGAAGTCTTTACGCATCGCCGGAGACAATATTATGCCGTTATGCATATTCTCAGTAGTTTTCATGTGTCCTTTCAATGAATCCATGATTGAGTCAATAGACAGTTCAAAACTTGGGTGTTTTGCATTAAACTTCAGTACGTCACCTTCAATACGCGCAATCTCGCCAAAATCCGCTTGCCGTGCGGCGATATATATCTTCTTAGATAAGTTAGATCGTTGCTTAGAAATTGAACGATCTATACGCCTTGCACGTTGATTCTCTTCTTGGATACGTATGTATTCTGCTGGGGCGAATCCTAGGAACTGTGTAACCAACTCACCACCTGTCATATCATCATAGATGATATGACAGGTGGTGAGTTGGTTACACAGTTCCTAGGATTCGCCCCAGCAGAATACATA